CATAGCTGTTTTAATAGCCGCACGGTTAAAATGCTTAAGACCGTTTGGAGCGTCTGTTTTGATAAAGAAAGCATCTGTATCTGTTAAGAAATGGTTTACGCTTGCACCTTCAGGTAACATGCCCATATTCTTAATAGCATTTGCATCGTTATCAGCAGTTCCAACTCTTAAATTACTGTTTAATACTCTTTCAGCAATAAATTGTAGCTCTTTTGGAATTATCAACTTAGTACCTCTAACAGCAATCTTTAAGCCTCTTTCATCTTGAAAACCAGCAATGTCAATTAAAGCCTGTTCTAAAGATGTCTCATTTAAATCAGCAGCTGTTGCCAAAATATTACTTTGGGTACCACTAATTGTTGGATGAGCTGACGCTAATAAAGCAACTCCATCGCCACCTGCAGTAGATCCTGCAGTAAAAGCATTGTTCAATATAGCAGCAGCCTTAATTTGCTTTGTCTGTGCCATTGAACGTGCCAATGCTTTAGTGTAACGACCTGCAAGACGATCATAAAGATTATCCTCAATAGCTTCTTCAGTAATTGAGAAAGCTAATGCAATAGTCTCATGTGTGTATCTTGAGGTGAAAGTTTCTTGTGCGTCATCAAAGCTTATTGATCCACCCTCTGACTTAGAAGGTGCAGTTGAAAAGCCTGCTAACATCACTTCTTCTTCAAACGCTCTATCTGATGATTCTTCATCAAAAATCTCAGAATGCTCGTTCTCGTAACGATCGTACTCTAAACCAAACAGGGCGTTTAGTCCAGGTTCTAGCTCTTTTGCTAGTTGTGCTCTTGATATAGCCATTTTCTAACCCCTTCCTATATTCCTGTTGTAGCGAAGGTACCAACCGCCGCGCTTGTGTTAAGATTATAATGACCATTCAACCTTACAACATATTGATGACCCGCTGCAGAATAATCTGTATTAGCTTCATCTTCGTAAAGTCCTACAACCCTTAAATCTAAAGTATTTGTAGTGGCTACTGTACTAATGTCTACCATATCACTGGCTCTACCAGTGATTGTGCTTCCACTATTAAGACTTGCCATGTCCGCATTAGCAAAAATGCCCGCAAGAGCAACAGCTCTACTGGTATTTGTGCCATCGGCTACAACTACAAAAAGTTGCATTGGATCATCAAAAACAAACGCTTTCACAGGAAAATTTGTGTCTACGCTCACGTTATTAGATCCGGGCCAGAAGTTTTTGAAAACTGTCTTGCCTGTATTTGAGTCTACAAATTCTACGCCACCTAATACACCTAAAGGAGATATTGCGCCATCTGATATGATGACAGTTCCTGTAGAGGCAGGAACTACTATCCCGCCGTTGAATATAGCTGTGGTGTAATTATTTGCAATCTCATACTGAGTAGTAGCATTGTTATTAACATTGCCTCCTACCTTGCCGATAGGTCTAAGACCAAATCCGCCAGTTAAGTTATTTGCCATTTATTTTACTCCAATAATGGAGGCAGTTCTATTTTTTGTCAGAACCACCAAAGGTTACACGAGATTGACGATCCGCTTTTGAAATCGTCATAGTTGAATGTGCGTTTTCTCTCATCATATCCTGATCCACAGCGTCCATTTGGTCATTCTTCCGTCTATTGAAGTAAGCCGTTCTTTCAGCAATGGTTTCTACGGGCATACGAGCTAAAACTAACCCACCTACTCCGAAAACACCTTCATATTTACCCGAATCTACTATAGGGGCCTCAAAATCTGGATATTCGTCAGCTCTTACGAGCTCCCAACCTTCTCTCATTTTTGCAGAAACATTCTTGGTATCATTGAAACCACGAGTTTCCGCTCGTATCCATCGATGTTTAAAGCCATCTGGTGCGGGTGGTGCATCCAGCATGGATGGTGGAGCCCACGGCTTACGCGTTGCCGACTTCTCCCTTGTTTGTGTTGCGCGAGGAGTTCTTTTAATAGAACCTTCAAACATTTCGTCTTGTTTTTCCATTATTTTAATCCTTAACGTATTTTGCGTATTGTTCTAAGGATACCCCAAGTTTTTTCGCCATAGCGACTTGCCTTTGAGTTAACCTCACCTTGTTCCCACTACTACGCCCAGTTGCAACGGACCTGTTTACAGAAGCAACCGTCTGGGCGGGCCGCCTACTCTGAGTTCCGTCTTTAAACTTATGAGGAAACTCTTCCTGCATTCGTTTATCTAATGTATTGTAGTACTCATCACTCTTCGGGTCAATACCTTCTTGTTCTACAATTTCTTTATGTATTCCAAAGGCTGCATAAGTCATGGCACTATCTTCACCAAACCAATCATTCTTCTGCGCCCAGTTTTCCGCTTTAGGATCTGGTCTGGCAGGAGCTTGTGGCTGTGATCGTTGCTGTGGCTGTTGTACGGGCTGTTGTTGTCTTCTCTCGTTAGCCGCTTTGGCCTGAGCTGCTCTGTCCGCTTCGACCGCTAACTGTGTCATTCTTCTTTGAGCCGTAACAGCTGCTTCGGTGTCACCTATTTCCATAGCGCTTCTTAAAGACGCTTCAGTTTGGGACAATTCTGATTCTACACGACCGCTATATTGGTCAACGTAGCTATTATCCATTTGATTAAGTCTTTGAGATAAATCTTGGTTTTCTTTAGCTTTTAATTGTGCAAACCGAGTAGCCTCTTCAGCGCTTTTCTCAGCTTCGCGCATTTTCTTGGTAAGACGATTAATTCTTTTTTGAGTTTGGTTCTCACTTTTTTTAAACTCATCATCCGCTTCTGTAGAGCTAATCTCCACTCCATCCGCAGCATCTTGAATCGGTTCTTCGATAGTGACTTCAATATCTGGGCCATCGTTATCCCCTATGTCTAAGTCTAGTTCAGCTTGTGCTTCTTTTCCACTCATATCTACCTCTTAATAATGTAAAATGTCTTCAGGGTCCATAATTTTCGCTAATATTTCATCGTCATTTAAAATTCTGACTTCTCCGCCATCTATTTTAAAACGTGAACCAGCGTATCGGGCAAACATTACCCAATCTTTTTCTGCACACCAAGCGCCTGCAGGAAATTTCTCTTTATCTCTATAGGCCAAAGACCCAACTTTTAAAACATAACCCACTTGCGTGGATATCTGACCCTCTTCCACCAGTTTATCAGGTAATAAAATACCGCCTTCGGTTTTACCCTTACCTCTGTACGGAAGTATCAATATTCTCCAACCCGTAGGCTGAGGCATTCTTTCAATTAAACTTTGATCTATTAAACTAGGATCTAAAACCCTGTCTTTAGGGTCTACATACTTTCCTTCTAATTCTGTGGCGGCTTCTTCCATTTAAACTTCCTCTTGTTCACGTTTGTCTAAGAGATTTTTTATTTCTGTTTCAATATACCCTAAAGCTTCAAGTCCACCCATTAGTTCTTTGTAATGTTCCATGTTTTTTACGCTGTTAAACTCTAAAGCACCAAGAATAATCTCTCTTCGTTCTTTTATAAGCCTAAAGACAGCCTGTGCAAGATAAATCTCATTCATTTATATAAAAACCTCATATTATCTGAGTCTATCTTATATAATCGCATTATTTAGTCAAGCTGTGTTTACTTTTTATTCCAAGAACGTGCTTGCGATAAAAGAAATTTCCGATTTTGTTAAAAAACTTAAACAGTTCTAGATTTATTTTCATCATTTCTTTTTCTTTACCAATTTAGTTAAGGTTTTAGCTTGTCCAGCGTGAAGCTTAGAAGCTTTATTAAGACCCGTAATTACTTTCTTCACGGTTTTTACGTTTTTCTTTTTCATCATTTTGTTAATCCTTTATACTTTTCAAAACTGCGAAGTCCGCCCAATCCGAGCATTCCCATTAAAACCGTCATAAGTGAGCCCATATCAAAAGTAGGCAATTCAGGTATAATCACGTTTAAATAAGCACACACAAACAAAGTAACGGGTGCTAGGACAAAATGCCAACAAAGAGCAATTCCACACGTCCAACCAATAAAGGGCCTCCATCCGCTTACAAAGATGGATTTGTGCTGTGCTTCGGCCTTGTTTATTTCTATCTGTCCTTTAGCAAGTTCTTGTGCATGGCTCTCGGCCATGGTGGCCACTTCGTGTGCCAGCTTGTTCTTCATGTCCTTATCTTCTATGAATTTTCCAAGAAGATTAGAAACGGGTCCAATTAGGGCTGTTAGCATATTGTTCTCCTTAATATATTTTTACACTCTTAGGATCTATGGTAGGTATTAACTTACACATACATTGGTAAATTTGTTCTTTTTTGCCTTTAAATATAGTTTGATTGTGCAATCTATTCTTATAAGACAAACAATTATTAATATCTTTAAAGTATATTCCTTCCATAGTAGCACCTAAATAACAGACTAGCATAAATGCTGTCACTTTTTACTCATCCAAGCAGTCGTACCCATATAAGCACCAACAATACCAGCACCAGATAAATAAAATAAATTGCTGATATCTGATAAAGCATTAATCCTCTCCACACTCATAAAAGGCATGAACATCATAAACGTAAAAACACCCATTGCTATTAAAGTGGCTCTTGCCATTCTTAATTGTGCTAGTTGTTTTCTTAGTAAAGTTTCGGTTTCCTTCATGGCTTTAGCCGTCTCCAGCTCCTCGTCCGTGACAATGCCGTCTCCGTCTAGATCAAAATCATTATATTTGCTATTGTTTTGAAGTGTTTTTTTCATAGGATTCTTTTATCTCCTCTATTGTTCGGCTGCATCCCACACAAACCTTCTTCTCGTCTAATCTACAAAGACCTACGCAAACGCTTTTGGACATTATAGAAACTCTTTATAGTATTCTGAATTAGGAGCAAACACTTCTCCGCCATCTTTCATTTTTTTAGTTAGTAGATCTCCACGACCATTTTGGATATAAAATTGTTCTAAACTCATTGTGTCAGAAGCAGGGCCATCAAAAAATTCATTCCTCAAATCTTTTTCCGTTCTTTTGTCACCTTTTTTAGCCATTTGGACCCCCTTGGTTTTTACCTTGTTGTTTTAATAATTCTCTATCCATCGCTGAATCTATTCTAGCTTGAGTTACCTTCTCCTGACTTTGTAGTCTCTGTTGGAACTGATCGTCTCTCTGCTGAACCTTCTTCTCTTCTAAACCAAGTTTGGCTTGATCCACTTGAGAATCATTCTGTTCCGCCTGAGACTTAATCTGTAACTCCTGCTCTTTTAATTGTATTAGAGGATCAGGACCCTGACCGCTAAGTTGTCCGCTTAACGCTTTCAGCTGCGACATACCTTCTGCAACGTATTGCGCCGTCTTAGCTTCCATGTCTATCATCTGCTCTTCGGACACAGCCTGACCACCGCCCGCTTGTATCAAGTCAACCGCAGCTCTTTCACGAGCTCCAATCTTAACGTGTTCCATTATGTGTTTCTGCAAAGCAACAGCCATAGGAGGAGACTGAGCTACCAAAGGTGTGGATCCAAATACCATGTGAGCCATAATGTGAGCTTCATGCGATTGACCTTCAAAAGCCACAAGCTTTATCTGATCCAAGACATCAATGTTTTCCTGCGCTGGATCTTTAGGTACAGCTTCGGGCTCTGGTGTTCTTTTCAAAACCCTGTCAATATCTCTTACGCCCAAGGCCTCATACATATCCCTAAACACTTCATACATGTTGTGCATGTCAGGAGCTGACGTAGCTAACTGCATCTTGGTTTGCGCCAAAGATATTCTTTGAGCCTGACTAAACACATTAGGGTTAGACACAGGTAATACATCAACCCTATCGTCAAAGTCCTGTCTTCTTATATTACCATCTACGCCTGTGATGCTATAAGGATACTCGTCCGGTAAAAACTCAGACATAACCTTAGATAACAACTTGAACTCTAACTTCATGGCGTAATGTAATCGTTTGTGAACCGCCGACATAACCCGTGAGCCCTGTTCCAACATCGCTATCGTAGTGCCTACGGCGGCTTGTTGATTTCCATCGCCCACTTTTAAGTCAGTAATGGTAGCGAATCGCTGTCCAGCATCAACCACAAATCCTAGAAGTTGCATAAGCGTTTGATCGGGACCCTTAAAAGGTAGAGGCATTAAGCTGGCTTTTATGTCACCACCTGGAGCGTCCACATCTCTAAATTCACCCGGTTGCAATGGCTCATCATCATCCCTGATCCGTAGACCGCGGGCCTTAAATCCTGCTGGAAGATTAGATAATGTACCAGCATCAATCAACTGCCTTAA